GTAGCCGGTGAACGCTCGGCCGTCTGAGTAGCGGACGCGTCAGTGACCAGCATCGGCCAGAGCAGCGTACGACCGTGGTTGGTGTCGATGTAGCTCGGACCCGCCGCGAGCACGCCAGACTCGGCATTCTCATGGAAGATCAGGTTGGTCATGAGCTGGCTGGTGTAGGTGTACCCAGCCTTGACCGTTGAGCCCGTGTCCTTGAACCACTCTTCGTTCGCGCGGACGAGCGGGATCTCGATGGAACGAGACTTCGGACCGTCCTGGGTGGGTGGCGCGGCCCACGCACGCATAGCTTCGAGCATGGGGTTGTGCGGCTGAACGGCATGCATGATCTCGATGCCAGAACGGGCCTCTTCGACCTCGCGGTCGCGCTGGGCCTCGATGAGCGCACTATCGAGCTGCTCGCGCAGCGCGACTACGTCAGCGAGGGCATTGTCACGAGTCTCTTCAGGCTGAGACTCGTCGCGGGCCACATTGCCCGCCGCACGGTAAAGCTCGTGCAGTTTGGTGAGCTCGGAAGCAGTCATTGCTGCATCCTCCTTGTAGAATGTACTAGAATTGATCTCAGAACGTGGAAAGGGTCTTCCGAACCCGCGTCCGGCTGGCGAGTGGCTCCGCGTCATCGGCGGTCGGCTCGTCAGTGGTATCATCCGATTCGTTGAGTGTATCCGCACGCTCTTCAGCGGCGGGCGGCTCGTGGGTATCAGCAGCGTCGAGTGTCGGTTCATCGGCCAACGGCTCGGCGGGCTCATCGTGTGTAAGCTCAGGGAGCTGCTTGCGCAGCTGTTCCATGAGGGCAGTTGTAAGCGCCTCTGAGTCACAAAGAACCTCGGGCGTAACGCGTAGCACGAACTCTTGCAGTGTATTCACAATCGGATCCGCCTCGGAGCGTTCTTGCGAATCCTCTGGATGCGCTTCAGAAAGTTCCGTGCAGGGGGTGGTGGTTCTCCCCTCGTCACCTTCGACGGCGACGTAGAAGGACTGTATCTCTACCTCGAACGGAGTTCCAAGCGTGATGGAATCGTCATCCGCACGTTGGTAGGACAGTTGATAGAGGCGGTAATTCTCATCGTATGCCTCATAGACAGCCCAATCCAGTCCGCAATCCATGACCCAGTTCGAAAGACCGAGGTCGTTCTTGATGGCCTCAGAGACGGCATCACGCAGATCGTTGAACGAGGCCTGAGTTACAGCTGCTCCCGAGGGGTCAGCGGCGGGTGCGGCCCGTTCCGACCCGGTATCAACAGGAATACCGCCAGGCACCCAAAGCTGTCGCAACTTTGCGTCGCGTTCTGAATCATCAGCGATCTGCTCGAGATACTTGTGCACCTCTGACACCGACCTTTGGCACCATTCCGCGAAGCGCGCGATCGCCACAGCATAGCCAATCGGGTCATCAGCGGAATTGACAGATACATCGGTGCTTTCGTAGGCAGGGTAGGTCACGGGAGATACGTCGAAGAGGCGTGCCTCCTTGATGTCGAAGAGCGGCAGCATCTCGCCAGCATCCTCATCCGGCTCGGTACGCGCCTCCTTGACGATCTTGAACGCGAAGGACGACTGGGTGACATCACCGCGCTCGATGGAGGTGTAGAGGTCCTTGGCAACCTGTGTATCTGGCAAGTCGATCTCGTAGGCAAGACCAGTCTCGTCCTCCGAGAGCCTCAGCGTGCCAGCCTTGTTGCGGCCCAGCACGAAGTTGGGTTCGTGGTTGAAGAGGGCTCGAACGTCAGATTCCTTGATGGTCTTCTTGAATGTTCCAGAGCTGATCTTTTCGCGGAACATTCCCATGATGATGGTCTCGACGTCGAAGACCGCAGCGTGACCGATCAGTGTCGCACCGCTCCCGGCGTCACCGCGCATTTCGAAACCAGTAGGCAGGGTGCGGCGTTGTACGTCTAGTCTCACAGGGTCTCCTTTTCCTTTGTGATTCAGGGCCGGGCTTACGGCTGAGGTGTTTCTGGAGGAGCCTTCGGCGGTTCCGGAGGAACCTTCTCGGGCACCAGCAGCGAGCCGTCTGGCCCAATGGGGGCGTATGTGCTATTCATGTAGTGCTCGTTACCGCCGTCATACGGGTTGAGGTCCTCTCGTGCGCGGATCTCATTCGGGGAGAGCGCACCGTTGTTGAGTAGGGCTGTGTAGAGAGCAGAGCGGGCCGCGGAGTCGCCACGCTTCAGACCCTCGAGGCTGAACTTGACGCGCCAATCGAAGTTCGCGTCCCGAGCGTTCGACAGCGCCCACTCACGCACGAGCGGTCGTANTGCTGATTCGAGGCGGTTGACCCAAGGACTTAGGGTGATGGTGGCAAACTGCATGTACTGTTGTTCGATGTTGCTGTAGGTGGCTTTGGAGAGATCGCCCAGAAGGTGCGGCGGAATGCGGAACCAGCGGGCAACCTCAGCAACGTTGAACTCTTTGGTCTGGAGGAACTGCGCGTCCTCATTACTCATGGTCAGTGTGGTCACGGTCTTCGCGCCGCCCAACACGGCGGTCTTGTGGGAATTCTGTCCGGAGTGCAGCTTGTCCATGCGGCTGGCAATGCTCTCGGCAACCGTGTCGTCAATGGGCTCGTCGGACGTCACAAGCACTCTGGGGGTAGCGGCGTTGGCCCACAGCAGATGGCCGTGCCTCTCCACAGCCAAAGCGCCGCCCAACATCTGGCGCGCATAGCTGACAACGGACATCCCTCTCATCTCACCGGGCAGGGTAAGGCCCTTGACCATCAGGAAGTCGTCGTTCGGGTATGTCTCGCTGCCCTTCGTGAACCAGCGCCTGCTTTTGGAATCCCGATCCACTTCTACAGCGCGGGGATCCTGCAGCCACAGCTCTTGCGTGGTGCCCGCCTTATCACGAACCCGGTAGGCGAAGAGGTTACCTTCTAGAAGCAGACCCACCATGCCACTACTGATGAAGGTCATCCAGTCATCCTCGGAGTTGACATCCTCGGTCCACTTCGGATTCGGGCGGGGGTAACGAGCGTTGGGGTAGCGGGCAATGGTGTAAACTGGCAGTGTGCCGAGCACCTCTGAAATAGTATTCACGGCGGCGAATACCGCCGAGACACCCAGAGCCGTCTCGTCACCGACAGCGACGCCCGCGTCTGTCATAGCGCCGCCACCCGACCAAAACATGCCGGGATCCTGCGCCGGATGCGAGTCCGCCGTCTTGAACCAGTTCAGCGTGGGCCATGCCCGCTTGAACAGTGTCAACGCTTAGCCTCGATAAGCTGAGCGACGACCATAGCGGCCAGGCCGCCACCGATGTACGCAGCTGGTAGGCCAAGCAGGTACATGCCGTAGCAGAGAGCCGCAATTCCCGCGACCTCCACTACGTATGCCACAATGTTACGAAGCCTCTGCATTCGCATCCTCGCCTGGTATGTAAAGGGTCATGCCACCCTTCTTTGGCACATCTTCTGTGAACGTGGCCCGTTCCAGCGCCACAACAGCTGCCACGATGCCGTCCATCTTGTCCTCGGCCTTGGACTTATCCGGTCGGATATTCCCCGAGGCGTCCGTCCGCACGATAGCGTTGTCCGCCATCCACGCTAACACCGGATGGCCGCCGTGGTTGATCTTGGATTCGGCAAGCAACCGCTCGAAAAGCTTGGAGGGCTCGCTCATGGTCTGCGGGCTCTGGCGGCAGACACTCACCATGACCCCCTCATCCTCTAGCTGGCCGGACATCTGCTTCATGCGCCAGGGGTCGTAACCGAGATCCTTCATATCGAAGTACTCGTTGTCATCCAGGATGTCCTGTTTGATCTTTTCGTGGCTGGTGATGTCGCCCGGGTGCACCTCGATGAAGTCCTGATCTGCCCAGCGCCGGAACTGCGCCTCGGACTTCGGCCGCTTCCCCAGTGCCGCTTCCGGCAGGTAGAGCTTGACGACGAGGTCGTAACCATTGCCACGCGGGTCATCCGGGAGCCACGGGAACAGCTTGGCATAGGCGGCGAAGTCGTCTGACTCGCCGAGGTCCACGCCCGCGTAGCACTCACGGCCCGCGAACTCCTTGCGCAGGGCCTCCTCCGTGAGCGGCAACATGCCACCGCACTGCTTCCAGTGCAGCATGTTGATCCACTTCCGCTCCCCGGCAACCCATTGATTGAGTCGCAGGCGGCGGAAGTTCAGCTCGGCGCTGGGGATACCCTTGGCCTTGGCCGCACTGGACCGGAACTTCTCGATGTCGATGACGCCGGTACGGAGGGCGGGGTTAGCGTCAATCCAAACTTGCTCGTCCCAGATGTTGGCTTCATCGGCAGCAGCATAGATGGTGGCGTGGAAGCTCGCAATGGCGTCCGTGCCATCGATGATACGCCGCGCCTGCTCATGCCACTCCCAGCAGACCCCCATACGAGAGCCGCCCGCCGTGGTGATGATGCACAGCAAGGGTTGGTCGCGGGTCGCCATACCTTCGTCAATGACCGCCAGCAAATCACCATTCCGATGACGGTGAAGCTCGTCGACAACGGCGGCCGAGGGGTTGATGCCATCGTTGTAGTTGGCGTCAGCAGAGAGGGCTTGGAAGAAGGACTCGGTGCTGGGCACGTAGATACGCCTGTCGCGGTCGTACAGATATTCCTTGCCGCGCTTATCCGTCACCATCTTCAGCAGACGCGGCGACTTACGAATCATGCTGGAGAGAATGCGGTAGGTCATGGCGGCCTGCTCGCGTGTAGCGGCTGCAGAGTAGACCTCCGCGCCATACTCGCCCTCGTCGAAGAGCATCTTGGCGAGTACACCAGCAATCATTGTCGTCTTACCGTTCTTCTTGGGCACCTCGAGATAGGTCGTGTTGTACCGCCGCTTGCCGTCAGGACGCAACGTGCCGAAGACCTCTCGCAGCCATTTCTCCTGCCAGGGGTCGGGAACGAAGACTGCGTTGGCGTACACGCCGGCGACATGATGCAGTCGGAGCCGGAAGAAGTTGACCGCTCGCTGCCCCGGGTCCACCTTACTCTGAGGCATCAAGGTCGGAGTCATCGTCTGGCGCTTCGGGCTCTAGGAACCCGATACGCTTGCGCGTGCCGGGAGAGAGGCCGAACTCCATGCGATACCGCTGCATCTGAGCGCGGTATTGGTTGAGGGTGGCCGTCACCGGGTGTCTGACTTCCTGATCCTGTGCGCCCTTGATGGTGTATCCATCCCGGGAGATGATGCGCTCGCACTCGCGTAGGCGGGCGTGGCACATGCACATGTCGATGGCTGCTGTGACGTCGCAACGCGAGAGCTCACCGCGATCGATGAGGTCCTCTACAGTCAGGAGCCACTCCTGGGCAGCGTCGAGTTGTATCTGATGATCACCGCCTAGCAGCGCGCGCCAATCCGGTTCTTTTGGCCGGCACGGCGGCTGCTTCTGTTCCTTTGGAGCTTTCGTATCCACGTTATCACCGCGTACCACGCTCAGTTTCGCGTTCGGAAGGGGACCTCTGGCTCCCATAGCGTGTCCTTTCCACTCGTGACGTTCACAGTTTCGTACAGGTTTCTGGACGCCATTGGTACTTCAGAATGTATCCGTTTGGAGGCACTTTCCGTAACCATAGCCTCGGGACGGTCCATTTCCGGAAACTTTGCGAACCGCAAATCACGGCCCCTGGCGCGGGCGCCAGCCCCCGGCTTTGTTGTGATTTAGTGCCCCCCCACACTCCAAACCCCTGTTTTGAGTGTTTGGAGCGGCGCAACACACCAAACCCCGCGCCGAGTTTGCACTCTTGCGAGCGTGCAAAGCCACAATACCCGGGGTTTGCACGCAAATTGTTGATTTGCTTTCATTCCCTGTTTTGCTTTCATTCCCTGTTTTGCTTACAAACCCGGGGGCAGGGGCAGGCACAAGGCAGGGGCACGAGGCAGGCACAAGGCAGGGGCACGAGGCAG